GCTTGCGCCGAACTTTGCGACGTAGCTACTGGCCCACTAGATGCACCCGCTTCTCCAAAGTTCGGGTCTTGGCCCAGCGATGCCGTTGGGTTGTAATACATCGGCTGGAAAGGGTCTGTGTTGACAGGGGCGATTGTTCGCGGGTTCCCGTCGGGCATCAGGTCAGACCTGTCGTTCGTAGTGACGGCGTTCCGCGCTGCCGCCTGTTGCTGCGCCAAACGGTTCATCATTTCTATAGGCGCACCATCGTACCCAGACGGGGCTGGGCCGATGTTTGGGTCGAAAGGCTCGGTAGGTATACTTAGGACTTTTTCGGCTGGCGGTGTTGGATTGAAAGACATTCCCATTGGCATATCTTCGTAGGGATTGCCGAACATATCTGTCGTTCCACCCTCGTACTGTGGAAACGGCATTTTTGGCGTAATAAGCTGGTTGTCTATGGGCCGTGTGCCACCCCTACCCAATTCGGGCATTTGTACGGGCCGACCGTATTGAGTTTGCCCATCTTGTATTAGTTCGGGCATTGGTACGGCCCGACCGTATGGGTTTGTCCCGCCGCTGGGGACTTCGGGCATTGGTACGGGGTTCCCAATATTTCGCCCACCCGACGTTAGAGGCACGTCGTTGCCCATGTTTATTTGACTGCCGTACATGCTGCCGAAGCCAGTACCCATCGGGGCCGGTCCTCTGCCCATCAGAGTGATACCCTCACCCGCATTTGGGTTGTTATCCTGACCGCTGCCAAGGCTGCCGCCACTTTGCCCTGACGGGACCGACGGGGTTGTCAGGAGCGGTCCCTGTGTCTGGGGTCTAGCCGTCCCCTGATTGTTGTTCAAGCCGTTCCAGTTATTCAACGGGTTCGCTTCGTATACCCCGTCGTTGTTAGAGCCGCCCTGCCCATTGTCCGTACCGTATCTAAGATCGTTTATTACACTATCTCTACGACCATCAGACCGTGTGCCTTGACCATACCTATTTGGCGGGGGCATAGGACTAGGTGGTACGTCTAAGACTTGCAGAGTTGGGGCGGAATAGCCGCCGAGATAGTTGCCAAACCTATTGAATTGATCGCCGAGATAACCGCCAAGGCCGTCGAACGGAGTGGCTGAGTAGACGCGACTGCTCTCATTCGTACCATAACGAAGATCGTTCAACACGCTGTCCGTTGTGCCGCTTGGACGTGGCAGGGTAGGTTGGTAGGCAGGGCGATTTAATGTAAAGCCACCTGATGTCCCGTAATCATCACCGGCATTACTATCGCCACCACCATTGCCACCACCGCCCATAGGCGCGGCTGGACCGAGAGTAGCAACTTGAGTACCCGTAGAGGGTCCAGCGGCGGCTGTTCTCGCCATACTTTCCGCTATAATTCTGCCTGTTTCTGTTTGCGGCCCATCACTGCTTCCTGACGATCCGCCAGTTTCGCCACCACCACCGCCGCCTTTGTCGTCGCCGCCGGATGACGTGTCTACATTGTTCATGCCAACAGACCGCGAAGGGGATTGGCTCGCCGAAGACGACGGGCGCGATACGGCTGGTGCCGGAGCGGGTGCTGCCACTGCTGGACGCGAAGGGGCGGGGGCGTTCCCCCGACCGCGCTCACCATATATATTTGTTGGCTCATCTTCGGGGTCAATGTCGTCATCGCCGCCGCCGCCACCACTGTCGCTGCCGCCATAAGCGATCATGGACTTGATAGGATTTAGGTTTAGTAGTTCAAGAAAGGTTTTCATGCCATGCGCCTTTGTTCGGGAAAGTTGCGACCCTTTTGTTCCTACGAAGCGAATAAACTGTGCTTACGTCAGGGTACTTTTCATACATGATTTGGCGAGCGACCTGCGCTAATTCTCGTACGTCAGACCTACCGCCGTTGGCGATCATATCTATAATCCAAAGCTGGTCGCCGCTATCGCGCTGAAAAGCCTCTGGTCCGTACCAAGTCATCGTCTTCGCCTCATCATCTGTTAAGAAACACCACGTCATTAAAGACTTCGGAGTTCCGTCATCATCGTAGGTAACTACTAACTTTGCGTTGTCGTACGCGCCTACAAGACGCCACCAAACGTACTTTGATTTGTAATCGCGGTACTTCTTACACGTACCCCAAACCTCAAGCGCGTCTCGCAGTGTGCCAGTGTCGCTGTATCTCCGCATCAGTAGCCCATCTTTTTCCTTACAGCTTCGTCAATGTTGTAGAACTCAAGCATACCCGTATTTGGGTTTGTTGTTCCTGCGCCACCAAGGCTTTGCAGCAGTTTCATCGTAAATGGGCTGGCATGGATAGTCATGCTGTCACCATTACGTCCTTGCTCGGAAATCATTTCCCCCGCTGCCGCCGCCGCTTTGCGCTTCGCAATCGAGGTTCCTGTATTTGCTCCGAATATTTCAGTAGAAAACGCCATCTTATTTCTCCGTATCTTGCTGTAGAATAGTCTCAGCAATAGTGTTGTGTCGTCCTTATACGAGCATGCCCTTCGCAGTATCGGCTATTGTCGATGTCAAAGCCGCGATACTGAACCCCGATGATCTTTCTGACCCGTCGTTTGTTCGTCGTGATACTTCTCGCTGGTAGTCTTTGATGCGATCCAATGCTGCCCTCTGTTGAGGCGACCCATCAGTGTAAAGCATGACCTCGCTACGTAGAGAGGAAATTTCCGCTTCAAGCGAAGGTGTGGCAACGCCCTTGAAACGAGAAGCCGAAGCAACGCGACCCATAAAGCCAGCATCGACCTTCGTGTCCCGTGTCTCCCCCATGTGATTAGTCATCCTCTTGATGTCCTGCATCACATTCGTATAGCCACCATTCGCCCCTTCGTACGTAGCCTCTATAAAACCGTCTTTAGAATTTCCTACGATCAGAGCGATCTTGCCGTCTTTGGTCGGGTGTACGCTGATGTCCCCCTCAACCTCGTCCATCACCTCTGGTGGTAACTCCGAAATCATATTCTCTATCGAGTTTGACGCCTGTTCAGAAAGGGCGAAACTCTCTGCAAACTCAGCCGATGTGGCTATGTGAAGCGGCTTTGCCTCACCGTTGTACGTTCCCGTGGGACTGCCGTTTCCGTCAGTATAATCGTAGTTCATAAAATACCGTTGAGGGCGTGCAGAATTGAATTTATTGTAGCCGACCAAGTTCAAGTCATTTACGTCTGAGTATGTTTCGGATGTTCCCGATACAGCTTCGTCTACGCTGGGGGCCGTAACGGGAGCAGACTGAGACGACTGCGTTACAGAAGTGTCGCCATCAGAACCGCCGCTCGCACTTATCATGGGCGATGTCATAGATACTCTGCCTGTAGATTTGTCCGTGGTTCGGGCAAGACTAGCAACCTGACGTGCGCCAGCGGTAACGGCCTTGGCGGCTATGCTGTCCGTACCATCATCGAAAATGTTCTTGAGAGCACGGCCAGCAATAAACGAAACAGGGCTGGCGACCATCGCCATGACGTTAGTTACAGCAGAAAATGGGTTGTCTCTATCCCCGTCTATGCCGCCCTGCAAACCACCGCCACTCTCGCCACGCGATATGTGACCGTCGTTGTTCTTGTCGAGATTGGAGAAGTCACCATGCCCGTACGTGTCTCCCGATCTGCCCTTGCCGCCGCCATCGAACATATCCCCTATGCTCGTATAGCCCGTTAGCTTCTCTACGAACCCGCCGCCATCGCTGCTACCGCTAGAGGACGTAGTAGGCTTGGATGTCGGCGTGTGTGCTTTCGCGGTACTGTCGTTCGGGTTATTATTTACGTAATCTTCATGCGATCCCGTCGAGTAGTTCGCGCCAGAGCCGCCAGCCCCGCCGCCGTCAAACATATCGCCGATACTGTCGTAGCCGAAGAAAAACTCACGTAGACCCGTCTGAGGGTTTGTTGTGCCGGACCCGATCTGCTCAAGCAGATCGACCTCTTGCTGGTTGACGTGTACGAGTTGCGTATCCCCATTCCTACCCATGCTGGACATAGAAGACGCAATCCGACGTAGTTGGTCTGGGGACATTTTTTTAGACATTTGTGATTACCGCCGCCAATGTGACTTCAATGTTAGTGACGCCCGTAGCCGAGGTAACGGTGAAGGCGATCTCTCTCGATACGGTCGTCGCGTCTACTGCGATTGAGGAAGAAAGGTTCTGCTCCGAGAGTGTCGAAGACGCGGGGACAATATCGCCAAGGTTCAAGCCAGCCGCTTTGATCTGTACGTTACACGTTCCAGAACCCGTCTTAACAGCAATGGCGTCGAGCCGTACGTTCTGCTTGAACGCTCGTGTTATGACGTACGAACCGTTGGCGATTGTACCGCCAGCTTGGAAGAAGAAACTACGTGTGGCGAACGTATCTGGTAGCTGGGCGACAGGTAGTTTGCCCGTACTGTCCAATCCCGCCACGCCGTCTGCTGCCCCAATAAAGGTTTTGGGTACAAGTGCGGTTTGGTCAACGGCGGAGAACTCAAGGCCACCACCTGTTGAGTTGACACGTAGGAACTGTAGCGCGTTCGTAGTGGCAAACGCTGGGATACCTGTGTCCGGCGATGTTAGTAGGAAGCCCGTGCCATTGTAGAACTTTAGCACGTTGGGGCTGGCGGCTGTGTCGATCCACATGTCGCCAGCATTGGGCGAAGTTGGTTCTGATGCCGATACGTAGACCCTGCCTCTGTTTGCTAGGACCGCCGACATCCCCGCTACCTTCGTTTGGGATATTTCGTTGTCAGCAACGGAGATTTTACCAAAGGGAATGTAGCCGCCGCTAGTGTACTTGTCTTCGGTCATAAGGCCAGAGACACGAACCTGTGCGGTGTCCTCTACGACCATGAATGTAACCAAGTCGCCAGCGGTCAAAGCACCTGTGAATGTGATCGTAGAACTAGAAGGCTGCTGCGTATAATCGTTTGTGCCTCCGGGTCTTTGTAAAATGCCGTTGTGATATACGAGCACTTGCTGGTCGGCAGTGTGTACGAACGGGAACACCGCCTGTGCCGCTAGTGCAGTAACGTCAGTCCGTACGAACCCACTGTCGTTAGCTGATTGTATCTTGTAGATCGTAACAATATCTGCCGCTGCTGTAGCGGAGCCAAGGGTAACTGTATTTGCCGCATCGCTCGATGTGAACGTAGATGTGGCTTGCAACGCGCCGTTGATGTAGACCACGACCGCATCGTTGCTTTCGTGCAGAAACGGGAACGAAGTTGTACCCGTGGGGTAGGCAATGACACCTGCCACACTCTCGTTTATCACGAAGTCCGTGCGCTGCGAGAATAGAGGCGCACCGATTGTACCTGTGTCCGAGCCGGACGTACCTCGTATCGTGGACAGGGCCGCCAGTGTGATCCAGCCACTCTCGGATGAGATATGCGTACCAACTCGATACTGTAACCCTTGCGAAGTATCTAATCGAAGTTCGACTAAACTCTCTACGTTCCCAGCGGCGTCGAATACTTTATTCATCAACTCCGCAAGTGTTTCGTCAGCAATCTCAGCACTGTTTATGTAGCGAACAATGTTCTCTACGTCCGCGCCAATGTTGCCCGAACTGGTGTGATTGCCCGGATAAAGAACCTTGAGCCGCGCCATTTTTACTTCTCCTTGTGCATCAGAAACGCAAACGAAATAATCGTTACGTCTGTATCGTTGTCTAAATCTTCTGTGCGAAAACGTAGACGTACGCCTCGGAAGACTTGGTTGAATGGGAATGTGTAGTCAGATTTCAACGGAGCATCGCCCCAATGTTCGTCCCCCAGCAATCGGTCCAAGTTGACCTCGATTGTGGTCATGGGCCTGTCTTCTTCGTCCATAGCGTCGATGAAGAAGCGACCTTTGCCTGTAGCCTGTACGATCAGTGTGTGGCAGCGTTTCGTCCCGACAAAATCACCGAGCCAAAGTATCGGGGTCTCTGCCACCATCGGGGATCTACGAAGATCGGATAGCCCCGTGTCTTGAGCGAACGCCCTTTTCGTAGCTTCGTACACTCCGTCAGCGGTTCCGAACATTAACCTTCCACCCAGAAATGCACCGCACCGAGGAAGTAGCGTGTTGCCTAGCTGAAAGTTTACGTTCTCGTACCCAGCGCGAAAGTTCATCGAGAGGCGTAGGGTCGCCGTTCCAGAGTTGCGAGGGAAGAACAGGTGGTACGTCTGCGTGTCTTGGTCGAATACAGCCGATATTTGAGCAGGGTCGGGTGTAGTTTTAACGAGGTCTTGGTAAAGGTTTTCAACCTCGTCTGACAAGCTGGCCTCGGCGATTGTAACACCGTTCTGCTCGCTACGCATAATCGAGTGAATACCTCGGCGGCTACAGAACAAAAGGTCAGAACCCGCGTTGACGATTGTATTGTGACTGATGCAGCCAATACGTAGATTAGCGCGGCTGTCTAGCTGCCACTGCTCTAAGTCGGGGTCGATGATGTAGACGAGGGCTTGGTCCTTCGTAAACACAGCGAGACGGTTGGCTTCGAACGTACCAAGGCCAACAATCTCATCTGCCGTCCCAATCAAGTTCGATATGTCGATGAACGAAGCACGTGTGACTTCTTCTGTGGGGGCTTCTTCGGCGAGGAATATTTCGGGAGCGTCTACGCGGCTAAACTCAACAACCGTGGGACGATCCTTGAAGCCAGCAACCGCAAGGCGTCTTTGGATTGGAACCCCGAACGCTGGCTTTACCGAAGCTGTAGATGTAGTAAACTCAAAACCGTCATAGCGATACATCTTCGTATCACTAGAAAAGACGTGGACCTTCCCCTTGAAGTTAGTCATCGAAACGACGGCTTCCTTCGAAAATGCGTTCTCAACGCGATGCCCACGATCTGACGCGAGGTGCGTAGCAGAGGCGTCTTCTTCGGCGAACGTAATCCCGTCCCGACTGTAAAAACGAACTGACTTTACAGGGAAGCGGTTGGACCCCTTGTTTATGAAAAACGCTGGGTCTCGTATCAACTGGCCTCGATAATCTACAAAACAATTTTCCAGCTTAAAGAAGTGCTGTTCCTTCTGCGTCTCCATGCTCGATATGTCGCGGCTACGGTCAATGCCCTTAAAGCCGTAGTAAGTCGTAGCTTCCGACTTTATCGAGATTGGAGCGTAGCTAAGTCTGGTCATCAATAACCGCCAGAACTGGTGGTTGTCGTGGACGATCCAGTGCTAGATGTGGTGGTCGTAGACGTTGCCGCCTTTTTGCTTTTGTAAGCCTCGTTACTGCCCCCGTCAGTTATCGAAACACACAGCGGAGCATTGCCTGACGTACCGTCCGAACGAGTGTACCTGTCCCACAAAATGTCAGACATGCCAGCCGTGTAGAGTTGGTAAAACGTCATAGCTTTTTCACTGCCCTGTTGGATATTGTAATGGGCAGTCAAGCCGTCAATCATTATCAAATCAGGGATAGGTCGGAACTGTGTCTGATCGTTGTAATAGTCAATGTCGCCGCCCGTCCAATATGGATGGCGGCGGACATCTTCTATCACTCGATTAGCCAGTTCGATCATCATCATCATAACTTCCCCGTCGATCCGGCTTGGGGAGAAATTGCCAGATCGCGTTAAAGCCGAACGTACTAAGCCCTCAAGGGGAGTGAAGGTTCCCCTGTGCGCCTCGAAAGGCTTTATGGTGGAAGTCTCGGCCATTAGATGTCCTCTGCCGGAATGATGCGCCCCGTAAAGATGTGGTGGTGCTTCATCAGGTTAGGGACTTGTTCACGGGGTACTTTCCAGTGAACGAACTCACGGTCTACGTCCCACGTGCCGGAAATTACAGTTTCGGCAACGCGCAGATCAAAAGCTGATGGTTCCTCATTGGTCGAGACAAACATGACGAACTTAGATGGTTCTTCGTTCTTGGGCGCACGCTTCTGCTTGGCCCTTGTCGATGGGCTGACAACAGGTGTGCTGTTCACATAAGCCTCGTTCTCAGGCGTAGAGGGATCATCTGCAACGAAGTGTCCTGTGTTTGTACGCGCTCGCTTTGCCGCCATTCTAGTAGCCCTTCTTCTTCATAGGCTTACCAGTTTTGGCAGATGCTTTTGCAGCGGCGGCCTTCCCTTTCTTCGTGTACGGGAATTTCTTCTTTCCAACCGTCGGCATAAAATCTTCCTTTCAAGTTGTGTCTTCTATTCTTATCGGACGTTTTGCAGGGGCAATCGTCCCTAACGCAAAAAGGGCCGCGCAATGGCGGCCCTTTTCATTTCGTACTGCGTGGGCGTTATGCGCAAGCAGTCCAGTTCTTGATGTATGCGTGTGGTTTGTCTTGCAACATTTCAAGTCCGCACTCGGTGAGATATTCCGACTTCGAACTATCGCTATCCGCCGCCTGACGATCTGTCAGTAGGCTTGTGTCACGTCCTTCCATGTACCGATACTTGAGGTACGGGAAGTCGATGATAACTGCCGCATTGTCCATGCCCGGCACCATGCGGAACTGTGGGTGCAAATGAACCATCAGATCGCCAGCGAACGTAGCGTACTGAGTTAAGTTCACACCGTACGAACCCTCTACGGTCTCAGGGGACCAACGGTCCTTGCCGAACTTCTGCAAGTGACCCGCTACCTTGGCACCACAGAACATGATCTTCTGCTTGGAACCAAAGGCGAAGATGTCTTCGATCAACGCACGATCAAACTGATCTTCGGTCATAGTGTTCGAAGCTGTCGAACGGTCGTTGACCGAGGTAATCAGGTTTGTCAGTCCGCCAGTGAAGCGACGAGGCTGGTTCGTAGAACCGTTTGTCTCATGCTTCTTCCCGAAGAACATGGCGCGCTCGATGTCCATCATGTGCATCTTGAGAGCTTTGGTCGCCATTTCGTCTTCCTTGTCACCCGTACGAAGGTGTGTGGCCTTCAAGGTATCGGTGACTGTGTACGCTGTACGGAAGATTTGGGTGAAGTTCGAAGATGTAGTCGCGTCGAATGACACGCCAGTAGGGCTTGTCGCCCCTTCTTCGTAGGCCGAACCCGCAATGAACAGAGGCGCATTGTCTGCGATCTGGTGAGACGTACCGCCGATGTTACGCTCTACGGTAAGGCCGGTCGCGGTTGCGTCGGCAGTACAGCGCATAACTTCGCCTGTCTGAGAGTTGACAACGATTGTGCCTGTTACGGCGAACAGGTTGTCGTTACCCGCGTCTACAGTGATAGCGGTCGTAGACGTGGATGCTACGGCTCCGTTTACTTGCAGCTTGCGGTTTGGCAGTTCGTCACGAAAGTTGATGAACTCAGGGTCATCGGTAGCCTCAGACCCAGACATCGAGAGCAACGCATTTAGCGGTGCATTGCCATTTGGCTCTAAGAGCGTAAAAATTTCGCGGTAGTTCTTCGGGCGGAAGTTTACGTCAAATTGACCTGTTCCGCGCAATCCTTGTAAGGCAGCCATTGTGCTGTCTCCCATAACTAAATTACGTTTCTAGCGAGAGGTCGCAAAGCCGTGGAAGATCACACGTAACTCCGTTTGTCTCTATCCGTTCCGACGTAAAAGGGCCGTAGCGCAAATCGGTACGGCCCTAATATGTACGACTATGTGATAGAGTTCGTCCTTTTTATGCGGGTGCGCCTTTTACCCCATTTGACCCGTAGATATACGGTTCATCCCCTTTGCTGCGAGGCGCGACATCATTTCCTCTGCCTTGCCTTTTGGACCCCCATCGACGCCGCTTTGAGGCGACCCCTTTTGAGAGCCTAGAAATGCTTCACGACGCTTTGACATTTCTTGTAATCTGGCGAGTTCGGGTGTGTTCTTCGCGTTCTTGAAGTCACTGACCACTTTAGAAGCGAGGTTTTTATCAACGAAGTCTTCTACAGTGTACCCGCGCTCACCCGCGTATTGCATGAACGCCTGACCGTCTTCGTCTGGTAACTGCGCGGCGGACTGTGCAGCGTCTAGGTTCATGGAGATAGTGTCACGAATTACCGTTTCCCTATCGCCTTGCGCGGCTTGGGCCGCTTGCTGGCCCATCTGCGCTCCCTGCTGGCTACGAGAGAGCATTTCGTTCATCATGCCGATGCCCTGCTGCATCTGCTGTTCGAGGCGCGTCATACGTCCGGCAGCTTCACGATAGCCCGGAGGAAGCGATAGAGCGTTCTCGTCTTCGTAGGCTGCGAACTCTGCATCTAGGTTGGGCTGCGTGGCCGTAGGCTGGGGCTGTTCGGGCGAAGCTACGCCAGCTTGCTTCGGGCGGTTGTTGCCGAATTGCGTGTTCTTCGTAAACGCTTGCACCGAGTTCGTGAGAAGTTCGGCGACCTGTTCGGGTGAGCCACCCGACGCTTGCATTAACTTGTTTACAACGTCGTTAATGGGTGCGTTCTGCGCGTGCTTGAAGTTCAAGTCGCGGTAGCGACCAAAGGTTTCTTCGATCTGCTGTGGCGATAGGTTGCGTTCGCTGCCGCCTATGTTCACCTTGTAGGAAATTGGGTCTTGAGCAGACTTGTCGCCTTCGGTCTGTGGCCCAGCTACACTGGCCTTCTCTTGGTTCGTAGGTGGTGCTTCGGCGGGTGCGGGTGCGGCTGGGTCTGGGCCTAGCTGCTTCGCTGCCATTCGTGCCATTTGTTCGTCTGGTAATGCCATCGTCTTGATCCTTAGTTGGGCGGCCTTGGCGGCCCTGTTACGTCATCAAGGGCTATGTCGCCCTCAATCTTTAAGATTAACCGTGAAGGCAGATTGAGCATTTGTTCCGCCGCCCATATCGCCCCTCTGTTGAAGTCAATTTCCTGTGCGGTCATTTCCTTCGAACGAGCAATCATCAAGGCGAGGGTTAGTATCTCGTCCTTCATAATTTCGTTTACTGCTGCCCAGCCGTCACTTTCTGCCAGCGCGGCAAGACTTTTAAGTTGAGATTTAGCCGTCATGTGTGAGTGTTAAGCCTTTTTCGTTTGCATCGTTGAGGGTTTTTTCCGAGTGGTTGCGGGACGGGCCATCACTACCGTGCAAGCCTTCTTCATTATCGAGTTCTTCTTACCTTGCATCACTTCTTCGCCTTCCGTTTTTTCTTCCACGATATTCGCTTCGTACTTGTCTTCTTCTTCGCTGCGCTGGTGCACTGCTTCTTCGTAGGGCGACAGGCTGGGTACGACTTGCGCTTCTCGCCCTTTTTGCGACCGCATGGCTTGCCCGTCTTACAGTCAATCCAGCCCGTGCCGCCGTTCTGCGAGAACCATTTGCGTAGGCTGCTCATGCCTTCTTATTGCCCCAATTCTTTGCGCCGACCTTCCGGCACTTGGCTACTGCACCAGAGGCGTACGCGCTGGGCCAAACCTTGTAACGGGCTTTGACCTTCTTCGCGCAAGCGTCCAACTTCTTCTTTTTCTTCTTCGCTTTAGGCATCGTTCAACCCTGCGTGCACGGACAGTCTTTGTGCTGCATCGGACCCGTCTTTGTTCCTTTGCCCAACTTTTTTACTTCCTTCGACTTCATTGACTGCGATCCTTTTCTTCTGACGCGCTATCAAATCCCTTTGCCGCTCTAGCTGTTCGAACTGGCGATCAATCGCAGAGAGGCGGGGGAAGCTAATAATCAACAGCCCCAAGCCCTTCTTGACCAATAGTTTGCTGATAGCTTGTTCGCCTTGCCCTTGATGCCGCCCGAACGGGCGCAGTAGGATTTCTTGCGAGACGGCTGGCCCTTCTTAATGGTCATATTGGCATCGCCGAAACGAATGATCCGCTCTTTGCCGTTGGCGCAAGCCTTGACCACAAACTTCTTCCCGCCGCTGACTTGGCGGCGGGGTTTGTTGCACGGCATCTTTGCCTTGCTGGTCTTCGACTTTGGCTTCTTCGCCATCCTACGCTGCCTCGTAAGCCGCTTTATCGGTGGCGATTGTTGACGCGCTCGTGCCTTCATCAACGCCCAGCGCGGCTTTGTTCGTCGCGTCGCCCATGATTTTCGGGGAACGCTCCGCAATTTGTTGCAGAACATACTTGTTCGTGACGACCGCCTCGCCTTCAACTTGAGCCTTGAAGTCATCGGCGTAGCTGTCGAGGACAGAGAAGTAGTACATGCCGTCCCATTGCAGTAAGCTGCGAACCTTGCCGCCCACCCACGTTGGGTTGCCCCAGCCTTCTACTGGGACGCTATATATCTTTGATGCAGAGGTATCGTATGCCATTTTGGTTATCCTTACTGAGTTCGCTTGACGGGGATGTAACGGTCGCCTTCGCCGCCGAGTTGATCGCTACTGTCGTATCCCCAGTTATACATATCGCCGTACTTATCTAGGACTTGCCAAGCGACATTGGTTGTCGAGCTATGCCCCATTCTGCCGCTGCACGAACCCATTACGATTGTGCCGTTGACGCCATTTGGCAAGGCGGGACACATGGGCGAGGATATGGGCGATTGGTAATTGTAGAAGCCAATACTAAAGTACGCACTGCCCGTCATGTAGACCCAGCCGTTTCGTCTAGCGATGCGATCTTCCTTGTTCTTGTGTACGATAAACATGGTTTGGAAGTAGCTACCGCTATCTCCGTGTGGCGCGATGATCTCCGATACCCATGTCAGGTCTGCGCTGACGGCAGAGGGTGTGGAAACATTTGCTGTCGCACTGCCCCGACCTTGGACGCCTACGTTATTCTCTCCGCAAGCGTACATGCTCCCGTCCTCTAACAAGAACCAGCAGTTTTGCCCGTAGCCGCCTCTTGGGAATATGTCGATAACGTGTTTGTTTGTATCGACGCCGAGGCCACCGCCCATTTGCATAAATGTGCTTTGGTTCGTCGTGTTGCCTATTCCGAGTTGACCAGTGGCGTTGTAGCCGCAAGCGTAGACCCTGCCAGAGCGCATGAGTACGAATGACGATCCGTAGCTGCCCTCACTGCAACACTGCACTTTAACTGGAATTTGACCAGATATGGTAATCTCAGTGGGGGTACTGTGGATTGAGGTCGTGTTGCCGCGACCACATTGACCGTAGCCGTTATAGCCCCACGAATACAGTTTGTTGTCGTTGGTGATAACCATACAGTGCCCGTAATCGCCGCCGCCAACACTGATGGATTTCACGTTTTTGTCAAAGGCCGTGACCTTTTGGACAGTGTTGTAGTTCGTGACGTTACCAACTCCGAGTTGTCCGTTGACGCCGTAGCCCCATGAGTACAAGTCGCCATCTTCCATCAACACCATGCAGGATACAGATACGCCCGACCCGCTACAGTTGTCGCTGACGATCTTGCGTACACGACCCGCCGATGACGGGAAGTTGACCTTGTGGAAGTATGATCGGTCAGTGTTCGCTCCGTCAGCCTGTTGGCCTTCGTCGCCGTGACCGCAAATATAAACGTCACCGTTTGCGAGTAAGTGCATGGAGATTGAGAACAGGTTTACGGTTTGGATAACGTCTGAGAACTCGGTGTTATCATCGTCCTTGCGATGACCGCCTTGGCCTATCCCGTTTTTGGCATAGCCGTTGACTTCCCACATACTATCGCCGTTATAGTATTTGCCGTTTTGACCCTCAGTGGCGTAGCCCCAATTCGCGCCTTCCAATTTTCCCCGATTATAGACGATAGCTGAACTGTGTTCTTGGGTTCCCCAGCCGTTAGGCGTCATGTCCCAAGTCCCTTGATCGGCAGCGTAAATGTAGCTGGCGTCACCCGCCGATCCTGTTGAGCCTGTGATGTAGTTGCTCAGTCTGTATTTTCCACCAGACCAAAGACCTGTCGTTTCGCGCGAAAGCGAGGCCACCTTGCGGTTCTCGTTCGCGCCCCAGTTCTGCCAGATTGGCTTACCTGTGTAGCGGTCAATCGCCAGCGTGTCGCCGTACTCGCCGATGGGCAGACGTGTGACGGCTGAACCTGTGATAATGTTGATCTGACCGCCGAGGCCAACAGTGTCGAAGGTCGCGCTGTCGGTGCCGCCTGAGTAATAGTGCAACGTCGCGATGTTCGGGGTTGCTGGCATTGTGACCGTAACAGTCGCG